TTTTCTGCTAATCTTTTTCCTTTACCTGGGTATCTTGTTACAAAGAAAAGTTCGTGTGGTCCTTTTAATGACTATGACAACTCTCTTGATTTTTATAATTCCCAGGAATTTCGGGACTGGTTTGGTCTCTTCTTTAGATACGCTCACTGCTTTGCGTGGGTTGATGCGTCTTGGATGTCCGTTAAATCCGAAATACTGGAAGCCGAAAAACTTCTGAAGGAAGACGGCCCGCGTTGCTTTATACCACAAGGTAGATGGCTCAATGCTTATTGCTCCCTGCTGTTTAGAACCCAAAACGATCAATTGAAAAATTCCCCCTTTTATTCTGGAGGATGGCATGTTTTTCACGGAAAGTTCGATCAGTGGATTTCCGATGTTGTTGCGTTCCCTGGCTTCTATCATGCTGAGGATGCGAGAAAGTTTGATAACCTATACTTTAGAATTTTAAGTGAGGCTGTTCGTGATATCAGGGCTGCTGGTTTAACCAGTGAGTTTCTGGATCAAATTGAGCACGCTTATCGTTTTTCATTCGGGCGTGTGCCCGTTTGGGTGGGTTTGCTGCGCAGGTTTTTAGTCTTTGAGGAGATTATGGGTTCAGGTTGTCAGTTGACTTCTTCTGACAATTCTATCCGTAATTTTCTCAGGTGGTTCTACCACTTCAAGAGAGTTTATGGTACCAGTTTGGTTGAGTTTTTAAAACGTGTTCGCACTAACATATTGGGTGATGATTCTCTTGTCAAATGTGACGTTGTCATAGATGAAAATGAATTTATCATTTCATCTGCCCAACTTGGAATTGTGTCGAAAGGGTGGACTCTTCCGCCATCTCGAAGCATTAATGGTTTTTCCTTTTTAGGAGTTACTTTTGATATAACGGATGGTGTTCCTTCGTTTAAATGGAATACTCCAAAACTCATTGACTCATGTCGTTTTAGGAATGGTTTATCTAGTGATGACTTTTATGACAAAATATTTACAATTTTAGTGCTCTTGTCAACTTGTCGTGCTTCATTTCGTACTGTAAAGAGTGCCGCTATGCAATATTTTGGAAGGCCGTTTCCGAAGAGGAAATACTTCCTAAAGTATTACGAGATGAATGAGTCGTTGATTTCGATTTTTGCCTCGACTCGTTTTTAAAATGGATGG